GGGCAGGCCCTAAAAAATACGGAGAAACTTGCATACCAAAAGGGACGTATGAAATAAAGTTTAGGAAAGAAGGTGGATTTCATTCAAGATATTCTGCACGTTATGGAAATGACCACTACGGTATGCTCCATTTACAGTCCGTCCCAGAGTTCACCTACGTGCTTATCCATAGTCTTAATAATGATGACCAAACCATGGGCTGTTTAGGTGTAGGAAATACTCAACAAGATTTAGATGTAAATAAAGATGGGCTAATTACACAAAGTCGTGATGCGTACGCAAAAATGTATGAAAAAGTTGCTAAAGAACTATTACAAAATAATAAAGTAACAATAGAGTACATGGACATAGAGTTAGAACCACAAGTAAAAGAAGAAGGGCCAGATGTATATGAGAAGTTACAAGAGATAAGCGGTGAAATCAAAGTATTAAATGCTAAACTTGATGGTAAGAATATAACATAATGTTTAATAGAAATAAACGAGCAAGAAACCAGGATGGTACATTCAAGAAGGATGTATGGTGGACACCTTGGTCCGATTCATGGGAGTATAAAATGAGTGATGACTTAAAAGATATGCTGACAAAAACCCTGTGGACTTTTATTGAGGCAGCAATTGGTGCCTTAGTTGTTAGTCCATTGATTGGTGTTGACATAAATGCTTTACAAGCAGCTGCAATTGCAGGTGGTGGAGCAGCATTAGTCGTAGTCAAAGAGTACGCAAAGAAACAAATATCAAAATAAATTGTCAAACAAAATACCAGACGAGTGGGGTAATAATTTCTACAAGTCTGGATGGCAACCAGGGCTAGAATTAAACGAGGCTACGGGCCTCGGAGAAATTACACACGTTGGAACGGACCCAAACTACCGTAATAAGTTTGATGATATTCTTCGTGGCTGGGGTTTTGACCCTAAGTATTATGAAATTGTAGATACAGTAAAAGCATCCTCCTGGAATACACAATTAAAAGGAGGAACTGTTGAAACATTCTATGCCTTTAAAGGTGTTGTTAAAAAGAAAAGACCTGGACAAGATAAATACTTCCAGGCATTATTTAAACAAGCTAGTCGTAAACCACCTCTTAAATTAAAAACACATGGTGGAGATACAGCATTCTTGTGGTTCATGTCTGATTGGCAGCTTGGTAAAAAAGATTTCGGTGTTGAAAATACTATCAAGAGATATGACCTGGCATTGCAAGATGGTGTAAACAGAATCAAAGAGCTGCGCAAGTCTGGTGTACAGATAGATGAAATATACATGATAGGATTAGGGGACCTCACGGAAGGCTGCAGTCCGACCTACTACGATTCCTTACCACACAATATAGAGTTGTCATTGATTGAGCAATACGCACTTGCTAGGTCCATGATGATGAAAACAGTAGAAACATTTTTACCACATGCAGATAAATTAGTTTTGGCTGGATGTCCAGGGAATCATGGAGAAGTTTCTCGCACAAGTAAAGGCCAGGTATCTACAAGCAGACTAGATAATTCAGATACAATGCACATTCAGATATGTGAAGAGATAATGAAAGCTAATCTAGACAGATATAAAAAAGTCAAGGTCATAGTTCCAGATGGATTTCATCAAGTAATGAAAATCAAATCTATTAGCTGTGCTTGGCTCCATGGCCACATGAGTGCTGGCTCGGGGAATGCAGAGGCAAAGATTGAGAATTGGTGGAAGGGCCAGATGTATGGAAAACTAGATACTAAAGATGTTTCAATACTTATCTCTGGTCACTATCATCACTTCCGTGCAAAACAACAGGGAGATAGAACCTGGTTTCAAAGTCCTAGTTTAGATAAGAGTATAGATTTTACAGAGAGAACTGGTAACTGGTCCCATCCTGGTGTACTTACCTTTACAGTAAATAAAAAAGGATGGGATAATCTAAAGATTCTTTAGTTACTCTTCCTCTGTTTTAGATTCTTTATTTTCTAAGAACATTGGATTGTTTGGCAAGACAGCTTTTAACTCTTGTTTGCCTTTGTTCGGACCAGCATTATGTGTAATTATCACAGATTGAAACAAACCTCTAAGTTCTAGTTCTGCTAAAAGTGTTACAACATCTGCATCTTTGACTGACAAATCACTCATTAGAACGGTGCCTCCTTAAATTCTTTAAGAGAATACATAGCTACATTACCTTTGTGTCCATGATTCCAGTATGGATGTTCTTTACAGTATGCAGATTCAATACGATGGCCCATGTTTTTTAAGTCATGTATTCTTTGTGCATAATCTTTTATAAACAACTGTAGAAAATGTGTGCCACATACATAATCAAATCTACGTTCTCTTAATTTTTCTAATACTCTATGGTTATCGGTACCTTCCTTTGGTTCCTTAGCCTCTGTGAATAACATACCTTGCATCATTACTTGCTGCCGTCCTGCAATACCCAAGGTGAATCTTCTCTATTTATCCAATCATAAATATTACCCTTAGTTATAGTGCCATCATTTAATGCCTTCTTTGCTTTTTCGTAAAGCTCAATGTCATTATCAGCTGCTCTGTTTAAAACCTCATTAAATGGTTTTAATTGTGCCTCGCTAGGTGGGTCTTGTTCCCAAGCTCCCGATGGTGGTCGTTCTCCCACTTCATCCTCCTTTATTTCTACGTCATCAAGATTTTCTCTGACAACATCCATGTATTCTGGTTCGCCTTCTCGTTTAGCAAACTCTTCTTGATTCTTTTTAAGAAACTGTGATGCGATTTCAATAAATTGTTTTTTATGGTCCTCGTCATAGTCCTTAACTTTATCTGGTACTCCCTTTTTAATTTGCATACTATTCAAAGCAAACTTCCAAACTTTGTTGGCAAGTGTCTTATCTTTATTACACAAATCTAAAATAATGTTTTGCAAATCATTGTCATCATTAGAAGGGGATGTCCCAGTCTTTTGTGCTACTTGTTTTTTTTTAGGTTCGTCATCATTGATGACTTTGTTCATTTCTTCTCTGCTTGGTCTAGGTTTATTGCTGCCCTGGTATTTCCAGTTAGCTAAAGCTCTACCTATTGCAGATGTTTCACAATTTTCCATCCAGCTTGCAGCATTAGCAAAGCTGCCTTGACCTTTTGTTTCTTGTGCTATACCAGTTGTTACTGGCCTTGCATCATCAATGTGCTTATAAATTTCTGACCTTATTGTTACACACGTACCGTCTGTAGTTATATGTATTACATCGGAATCAATCCTACCGTCTGGATTATCCTTCCAAAATACTTTTAACCTATCTTCTACGTTTTCATAATCTTCTGGGTTAAACTTCCTCGCCATATCTTCCTTCCTCTACTTGTTTTACAATTGTATATATATGTTTACGTGATACGTCTGCAGCTGCAGCTATCTCATGTATTCTCATCTTCGTACTCTCACGAGATTTGAACAGCTTTACAATCATAAGATTTCTAGCTTTGATTTTATTCTTGATGTCTTTTGAATTAGATTTTAATTCTTCCAACAACAAATCTTCATAGCTTGCTATTTGTTTCGCCATCTTCCTCTTCCTCTCTTTTTAATTTCTAATACTATATCCTCAACAGAATCTGTTGAATGCTTTATACCTAAGTCTTTTAGTAAAGCATTTATATTGTCGTCATCTAATGGAACAGACACTCTGTTGATTCCTTCCGTTATTTATTTATAAATAAATGGGTTGATTTGTTGGTACGTTTACTGATGGTTGACCGAACAAGGTACATAAATGATTAACACAAACGTGCCTGGCATTTATCACCACGGTATGTTGGCCACACATCATACAAATGCTTGACAAACGTTACCTCCTTATACAATTCTTAGTAACTATTGTACACTACTTGTCCCATTTTTTCATCTGTTTCTTGGCAAATCGGTAGCCCTTCCATGTAAGGAACTGATAGTAAGCCACCACTAAAGTGAATCCTACACCTACTGCTAACATGGTCAACAATATAAAGCCCTGTACACTGCACATAACTACACCTCCTCTCTATCTTTTACTGTTACTCTTCTGACAGTTGTCTTGCCCTCTTCAAAAGCCTTGATATGTATTTGGGCCTCTGCATAGGTGTAACCCTGGCTCAAACAGAACCAAAGCTGTTGTATAATTTCTGTATCTGTCATTGTTCTTTACCTTTCTTGATTAGTCTTTGATGCCTGGCATATACTCTCTTGAATCTTCTCTTGGTTTGATACTCTCCAATGATTCTCCCTGCAAGATATGCAACAACAACTGCTATTAGCTCAATCAAAGTAATCATCCTCCTTGCCTTTTAATTTTCTGTCAATAGCAGCTTGTACTGCATCTTCACGTTTTTCAAATTTATAAAGTTGCTTTTGTAAATGTTTTATGTTTATGTACATGGCACCTGTTAAGAATGCCCATGAAATTAAAACAATTACTGCTAGTCCATAGATAAGCTCAATCATTAGTGACCCCATCCTGGTGCTGTTTCTCTCATTGGTTCACCACTCCAACGTCTAGCCACACTGAAACTATATGTTTTAAGATACCCGTCTTGTGGAACTTTAGTTATCTCTTCTGAAATAACTGCATCTGGAACTGGAACTACCATCAATTGACTTGTATGGTCAGCAACTATTTTGCTACCAATTTGAACTACCTTGATAGATGCTTTGAGTTTTTTTGTAACTTTGTAAAACTCAACATTTGTTTGGTCATAACCCCAACTATCAACAAAGATATCTCCAACTTGTATTGAATCAAAGAACTCTAGCTTTTCTTTTTTCTTTTGTTCTTTGCGCT